CCTTACCCGTATTTCCTTTCGCTAAAAAATTGATTACTTTAGTTAAGTCCTATACGGGTGGTGATTGGTATGTCAATACCTCTCCACTCAGGGATGACCATGAGAACTCAGAATATTACAAGACTAAGTGGTTAAAGAAAAACAATTTTGATCCGAAAGACATTATAGTTACCAAAAGAAAAGAATCTTATGCGGTTGATAAAAAGACTGGTATAGCAAATATACTGATAGATGATAGACCAAAGAACCTACAACGCTGGGCAGATAGAGGCGGAATCGGTATCAGATATCAAGCTAATGAAGATAGTTTAGAGTTAATTAAGAAAGGACTGGAAAGAGCTTATGGAACCATAGCAAACACAAATGGCAGAAACACCGAGAGTAAAGTCACCCACGGTGACGAGAAATCTATGCCAAAGGAGACTGACCGTGGGTAGTCTATTATATAAAGATATGAGCTTGGTAAACCTTCGGGCTGACAAGACATCTTTGAATAGACTAAACGAAAACAACAAAGGAGTAAATAAGTGAACGATATAATAGAATTTATAAACGATCTAAAAGAAGTGGAGGGTGCTTTGGCAGTAACCCATCCTATTCTAATACAAAAAATTGCCAAATACCAAAGAAGATTGGAAGAATTTGAAAATGCCAATGATCCAGAATTGGAAAAAGACTTCTTCCAAAGTGGCGGGGAATAACGCTTGACAAATATAACAAATAATGATAACCTAAAGAAAATAAAAGGAGAGAACTAATTATTATGGGAATATACTCAGAAAAAGAAAACTTATACAATGAATTTGCAGAATGTAAAACCAAAAAGGCTAAGGTCAAATGGTTAACTGAATTAAAAGCATTCAGAATATCACATCCTCACGAATTTAGAGGTAATAAATTATCAGTCAAAAATATTGAAAATTTGATTGAAGCATGGTCTCAAAAGAACCCACACAAATATATCAAAGATAAATTAGGTATTACAGCTAGAGAAGATAGAGAACGAAGAGCAGAAGCCTTTAAACGAGATAAAAAAGATGAGGATTAAAAGAATACCATTAACAAAAGAACGGATCGCTTCTTTGAAATTCCACGAGAGATTTCTTAGAAGGTTCGGCATAGGTAAATCACGGACCATTAGTGTAGTGGTTAACACGCCTGCCTGTCGAGCAGGAGAACATCGGTTCGAACCCGATATGGTCCGCCATTTACCTAAGGGTAAAGTTGGAGGCACTAAACCTGTTGTTAATTGGAAAAAAGAAGAGAGTAGGAATTTTACGATTGCACCTGCATATAATAAAGGGGCATATCAAGTTATTAATAAATCGGATGTAAAGGATATAGGAAGATGAATTATATTAGATATTATTTAACAATGACATTAATATTGGTAACAGTTTTACTGTTAACGGTATCATCAAATGCATTGGAACAATTAGATAATGAGGGACCTATATACGGTGAATGTAAATACTATACCGAAACAGTTATAGAGGATGGTGTTGAAGTTTCAAAAATTGAAAGACGGGTTTGTGATGAAACTAAAAAGATTGGTGAAGAACCAAAAGATGATGATGAAATAGAAACTTGGACAATGGAAGATCATCAAAAAATGCAAATGTTTGAAACGGGTTTAATTTTATTCTTATTATTTGCATTGGAGAATATGTAATGAAATTAAAGCGGATGTCGTATAAAAGTATTATATTTGGTTTCCAACCAAATGAACTAGGGGCAGTACCTAGCATCCGCTCCAAAAGTGGGAGAATTAATGATAACTCTTGAAGTTAAATTAAGAAAAAAAGATTTGAAGGAACTTATACATTATGGTAATATTGCTGGATTTATGGGTTCACTTGATCCAATGTTCTCGCCTTTCTTCGAGGCGATTACAAAGTATCTAAAAATTAATGATTTGGATACTCAATTAAAAAAGAAGAGGAGAAAAACCAAATGATTAAATTTTTAGTCGGATTTATTTTAGGTGCAATATTATTATACTGTTATCCTGAAATAGGTATAGAATCAATTAATACTGTTAAGGAGGTAATAAATGAATTCTAAATTAATAGCTACACTAGTAATAGCAACAAGTCTTTTAACGGCGTGTGCTGGTACAAAAACGGTGGGCATAAAACAAGAAGCGACCTTTGACAAAGATGGTACAATGAACCAGGTATTAAGTGAAGTACCACAATGGTATCTTGACCACGATGTTGAAAAAGGTCTAATAACTAATAGGGATGCAGATAACTTCATTTATGGGGTTGGTACTTCTGTTAGTCCTGATTTACAATTAGCAATAGATAAAGCTATGTTAGTTGCAAAATCAGATTTGGCTGACCAAATGAGAGGTCAAATGAATAAAAAGGCAGAAATGTATATTACTGAACTCGGTGCCGAGGGTAATAAACAAATAGCCTCTAGGGTTGAAAGCACTATTGTTAATATAATTAAAGATACAAAGGTTGTTGGATATGAACAGTTTGAAAAAGATGTGTTTATAACTGCTGACCAGAACTATCGTGTTTATATTGGATTAAGATGGTCGCATACGGACTCTAATAGATTATTTTCGTACATACAGGATGAAATTAATCTTGAAATAGAAATGGCAGCAGACATTGACGAACTCGCTAAGGCGGCTGTTAATGATGTAATTAATTCTGCTCCAGTAACCGAGGTTGAGGTACAGTAATGTCAATTAAAGTGTACACTCAACCAATGTGTACCTACTGTAATGCGGCCAAGAAATTATTAGAATCTCTTGGCCTAGAATATGAGTCGGTACAAGTCGAGAAAATCGGCATTGAGGAATTTCATAAACAGATTGGGAAACCAGTTAGAACAGTTCCTCAAATTATGATAGATGATAAACTTATCGGAGGGTTCAACGAACTTAAAGAGCATTTTGTTAATGAAGGCAAGATTAACTTTAAGGGAGAACTCGTATGATTTTTAAGAAATATAAGTTTATTACAGAATGGAAACCCATAGAGATAGTTGCTCTTAATACAGATTATGCTATTAAGAAGTTTATTAATCTAGGGTTGTCCGTAGATGATATCCTCGCTATAGAAACTTATAAATAGGTATATGATACCTTATAAGAAGTATATAACCGAGGGCGTCTATGATCCTCATATTTTCAAGGCATTCTTTCTAGCAGGAGGACCTGGTTCAGGTAAATCCTATGTGTCAAGAAATATGTTTGCAGGAACAGGTATGAAAACTGTAAACAGCGATGCCTTTTTCACTAGAGCTTTAAAGAAAGCGGGTATGGGGTTAGATATACGAAGTGTAGAAGGTGGTTTGTTAGATGTTATGAGAGGTAAGGCAAAGAAAATTGCAGGTAATCAGTTAGACAAACATTTAGCAAATAGATTAGGTGTAGTCGTAGATGGAACAGGAAGAGATTACGATAAATTAGCAAGGGATGTGGCAGACGCTAAAAGAGTTGGGTATGATTGTTATATGATATTTGTTAATACAACTCTAGATGTTGCCCTAGGAAGAAATAGAGCAAGGGAAAGAAAAGTATCAGAACCAGTTGTAATGAAAAACTGGAAAGGTGTACAGAAAAATAGAGATAGATTTAAAAGTTTATTTGGTGCCTCTAATTTTAAAATGGTTACCAATAATAAAGATAATGATAATGAAACAAATGCACAGATATTTAAATCTGTTAGAGTATTATTAAATAGACCACCATCAACTTGGCAGGCAAAAGCTTGGATACAAAAAGAATTACAAAAAAGAAAAAGACCATGACCGCAGATATACTCCAGTTTCCCACACACAAATATATAAAAAACCTTAATAAAAGACCTCAGTTATCTCAGGAAGAGCAAAATAAGGTTACATTAATGAATGCTAAAAGAAATGCTGATACATTGTCAGAAAGTTTAGCAATAGATATTCTCACCATACTACAAGAGCAAGTTTCCAATATGCAATCGGCAGAATTTATAGCTGATTTGGCAGTATTAATAGAAATGATAAAATCCACATTATATAGAGAACACGATTTACCACACCCTATACAAGAAATTATTGCTAAAATAGCAACTGTAAAAGTTTTACCAAATGGTGAAAAGGTCACGGAATTGAACTATAAACCAATTTTAAGACCAAATGAGGAGAATGTAGAGATAGAATTTGTACCTGAAACGGACTAATTCTTATAAATAATAACATTGATAACTTAAAACTTAATCAACGATTAATCTGTTAAGGAGAATAATATGGCAACAACAGACGACATACTAGGTGTCAACCGACTACCTAACGAAACAACAAAGAAAATAATGCAGAATAAACTTGCTACTGATACTGGCAAGGTCACCTTATTGAGTGAGATATGCTTGAAGGTGAATAACGCAAAAGACAAGTCAAAGAAACTTAGAGTACTAAGAGAGAATGATAGTCCAGCTTTAAGAATGGTCCTTAAAGGGGCATTCGATCCTAAAATTAAGTGGGATTTACCACTTTCGGGTGGACCAATTCCTTATACTCCAAATGACGCACCAATCGGTACTGAACATACTGCTCTTATGCAAGAAGCAAGAGGATTATATAGATTTACCGAAGGCGGAGATACAACAATCAATCAAAATAAAAGAGAATTGATGTTTATCCAAATGTTAGAAGGATTATGTGCTGAAGAAGCTGAATTCCTAATCCATGTGGTTAGTAAAGACTTGAATAAAGTATATAAAGGGTTAACGGCGAATCTCGTAAAAGACGCATTCCATTGGGACGATAATTTTATGCAGAAACAACCGTCTTATCCAGTTTAATTTCGCAGTTTTCTAGTAGGAATAGTGCTTGATGTACCAATCTTTCTATGTTATAATATAAATAATAAAGAATCGTAGAAAGGTGGGTACAAATGGCAAGATATAAGAAACTGGCAACAGTCTTAAAGGGAGTGGATAAGAGAAAAACTTATAAGCCAACTAAAAAGAATGCTGTTATGATGTTTAATATATTGAACTATGCTATATTCAATGGTAAATTAGATTTACCTGAAATCAGAATAAGAAAACTAAGAGGTGCTTTTGGTGAGTATTGCTATGATACTGAAGATCCTGAAATTACAGAAATATCCCTAACGACCAAATACCATAATATGAAACATTTTATTACGGTCTTAGGCCACGAAATGGTACACCACTATCAACATACGATTCAGGGAGATACTGGAAATCACAACCATAAATTTTACAGATGGAGAAACAAGTTTGAAAAAATGGGACTCGAATTAAGCCGAGTCGCATAACTACATTATGGATAAACTGAATAAAGCGGAGAGGAAACTTATCCGTGATATATTAAACAATCGAAGAGCAGTACATAAGACACCTATTAGAAAACTTGATGGTCCTAATAAAGAGTGTAAGATATATGAAGCTGCTTTAAGTCTTTACATTAAAGGCATAATTAAAATTTCCCGAAAAGTTGATGTTGAATTTGAAGGTCCTCATAACGAGGCAACCCAATTTTATTATGAATGTAAACCATGGAAAACAAAACGAGAACTAAGGAGGGTTTTATGATTAATCATTTAACTAGCGGTGTAATTGCAGTAGTAATAACTGTTATTACATTTTTTCTTTTAGAATGGGCACATAAAGATACTCAGTATGTGTCAAAACTACCTGTGTCTGAACCTTCAGTTGTAGCTGAAGATTCAGTTGTAGCTGAAGATGATACACAATTTATTGAAAGTATCCAACAAGTATTACTTGAACCAGATATTTACAATGATACACAGGAACAATTTGTCAATTCATTAGATCAATGTATAGATTTTGTTTATCAAGATGTTGCTGAAGAATATCAATTACCCAAAGAATTAATAGTTGCACAAGCAATTTTAGAATCTGGTTGGGGACAATCCAGGTTTGCTGAAGTAGGTAATAATTTATTCGGCATAAGAACTTTTGATAAATCAGAAAATTGGATGTTACCTAAAACTATGAAACATTGGAAAGGTTGGGGTGTAAAAGTTTATCCTACTAAATGTTCTAGTGTTAGAGATTATGTTCGTATTATTAATGAGGTATGGGCATATGAAGAATTAAGGGATGCTAGAGATAACAATCCTAACATATCTGCTGTAGAGTTAGCCGTCTACCTAGACAAGTTTTCCACCAACCCTAAATATACCAAGTTAGTAATTAATATTATAAAGACAAAACTTGGGAAATATGACTTATCTTAATGATGTACACGGTATAATAATAGGCGGATTTCAATCTTTCGTTGGTGATGAATGTGTCCATGATTACAATGGCAATTTAATACAGATAATAGATACCCCACCAGGACCAGGTGCTAGAGAACACCTAGTCAATATTACTAGAGCTCATGGCGCTCACAAAGTTGCTTCATTTTTAAGAGAGTACGGCGCTGATGTTGAAGTTATAGATTATGCTTTTGCTTGGGAATTAGAAGAATGGAAAGATTTGTGGAAATCTAGATATAACAGTAAAACACTTTTCCTATGTATCTCAACAACCTTTAGACAATCATCTTTATATTTGTGGCAATTCACAGAATGGGTTAGAGAAAATTACCCACATATTCATATAATAGGTGGTACACAATCAATAGACAAAATATTACCATATAAATTAGATTGGTATGTATTTGGGTATGGTGAATATGCTATGCTTGAATTAGTAAAAAATCTTAGGGATGACACTCCAGGGAAAATGAAATATTATCAAGTAGGGGGAAAGAAAATTATTAATGCTCAAGAACACTATAAGGCATTCCCTAAGAAAAGTATGAAGATTTCCTATGAAGATAGAGATTTTATAAAAGCTTTTGAAATATTACCTATGGAATGGTCAAGGGGTTGTGTATTTAGATGTGCTTTTTGTACATACCCAATATTAGGTGTTAGGGACGATCATAGTAGGGATGAAAATGATCTATATAAAGAAATGATGGAGAATTATGAAAGGTGGGGTACAAAACATTATGCATTATCAGATGAAACAGTAAATGATTACCATGAAAAGTTAGAGAGGTATGCTAAAGTAATAAAGAAACTACCCTTTAAACCTAGATTTGGTGGTTATGCTAGAGGCGATATTCTTGTTGGCAGAAAGAAATCTTGGGATACATATATCGAGTTAGGATTTATGAATCAATTTTATGGGGTAGAATCCTTACACCATCCTTCAGCTAAGGCTGTAGGTAAAGGAATGGATTCAGGAAGATTGAAAGACGGGCTATTAGAGTTTAAAGAATATGCTTATAAGAACCATGATTTCTATGCTGGACATATAAGTTTAATTGCTGGGTTACCTAATGAAACACTAGAAACGCTTGATGAAGGAAAAAAGTGGATTAGAGAAAATTGGAGTGATAACTTTTGTGCTATAGGTACTTTATCAATAAATTTACCTATATATCAAGGTAAGTATGGTTGGATAGCAGAAAAGTTAGCTACCTTATCTTTGATAGATAAGGATCCTGAAAGTTATGGTTATAAGATTTTAGGTGAAATGAGAAAACAAGGATTATGGCAGTTAGATAAGATAGATGAAGAAACATTTAACAATGCAGGTTTGCAATATGGAGTACCTGAGGATAAAAAAGATGAAACCCCTAGACGAGTACAAGTTAAATGGGAAAATAATATGGGATTAAATATTAAGGATACTTCCGAGTGGTTAAGAACGAATGGATCCATATTAGCAAGTGGTACTTTTCCTACTTGGTCTATAGCTGAATATCTTATAGACCCTAATTTAAATTATGTTGATATGATGTTGAAGAATGATAAGGCGAATAGATTGAGAACTATATCTAGCAGTCATTATCTTGAGGATGAAACTCCTGCTTGGGCAAGAGCTCCTAATAGTGAAATACCACCTGGAGGAGTATTGGTTAATAAAAATAGAGAATTATCAAAAGACGAATATTGGGATCCTGCTAGTGGTACCTATGTAAATAAAAAAGATGATGTTGCAACAACTGTAAATCAATCAATAGCCCACCAAAGTGATTTAGAAGGCACTCAGTTTACTAGTGCTGGATTTAATATATTTTACGATCATAAAAAACTTAAATTGAATTATATTAGAGATTATAAAAGGAATAAACTAAATGCCTAATGTGTATCTACAAAAAGATTTAGGAAAATCAGGAGAAATAGGCAATATCTTACATTCATATAAAGAAGATATACGGAAAGAGTTTTTTAAAAATAATAAACATTTAGGATCTGAAGAACAGTTTACTAGTCCTCAACCAAAAGAAACTTTATTTAGAACGGGAATACTTAGTACAGGATATATTATAAGGTGGATTTTAAAAGAATTAGTACCTTTAATGCAAAAGGTTATAAACAAAATTAGAACAGGCAAATGGTGGGGAGATACAGATTATAAAGATCATATGTTTGTTATAGGTAATTGGAAAATGCAACCATTAATATTTAATAAAGTCTATGTTTGGAAGAATGATGTGGATAGATATACAAATGTTGAAAATGTACAATTTGGCACAGTTGGGTCTTTTGATCTTGTAAAAAGATCATACCCTAAAACTACCGAAATGTTAGAAAAAATAAGAAATAAATATGGTAGAGATAGTATAGTTAAAGCTACATATTCATTATTAATAGCAGGAGGATATATTCCTGTTCATAAAGGATTAGAAAATCACGATTCATATGCTGTAAGAATACATATACCTATTATAATACCTGAACATACAAAAGATCAGTTATTTTTTGAGTGTAATGGTGATATAGTATATTGGACAGAAACATTTGGATTTGATAATCAGGCATTTCATACGGCTAGAAATAAAACAAATTATAATCGTTTAGTCTTTATGGTGGATATAAGTAGAAAGGCATTAGATTTACCTAAACAAGAAAAAAGAACAATGCCTTTTTTAACAAGATTTTTTAGATATCATTTAAGATTAGGTAAGGAGTTAAATTAATGAGAATACTGACAGCAATATTAACTACTAGAGATATAAACAAATTTAAAAGGTGTTTAGAAACAATAGTGCCACAAACCTCTTGCCTTGTGGTTTGCAATACAACTGATCCTGATTATGGAAAGGAAGTAGAAGATGTTTGTCGTCTTAAACCAGTTAGGGTTATTCATACACCATCAACAGGTTGGCCTAGTGCTGGTAAACAATCAGTATTAGATTATTTTAAAAAGACTGATTATGATTATTTGTTTTTAGTAGAGGGAGATGATTTTATATACCCAACTACTTTAGAAATTTTAAATCATATGGTTGAAAGACACAACCCAATAGATATCCTAGCCTTAACTAATCAGGAAGTATTAATGGGTGAACTTATGTCCATGAAAGATTGGAGAACTTCTGATTTATTTAACCAACGAATGACACCTGAATTAGAAAAACTACCAATAGATACAGTAAGATCATTTTTACAAAATACAAATACTGCTATAGAAATTACTGAAGATGGTATTAATAGAATTGTATTATATTCCAAAAAGGGTGCTGAGATTGAATATGACACTAGAATAAAAAGTGGAGATGACTTTGTATTTGGATGTGAAGCTAGATTGCTACACGAAAAAGGTGATATCGTTATGTACTTGACAGATTGTCCTGAGTTGTATGTGTATGACCAAAATGATAAGATTGGTTTTGCCACACCAGAGAAATTGGACAATATTGGTAAATACATATATCCTGAAGAATTTAAAAGCTTGACAGATACGCTAGGACCTGATATAATAGAAGTAATACATAGACTCACATATGACGAGAGAAAAAAATACATTAAGAAAACAGCGAATAGCAAGACTATCTTTGGCACGGCTAAAAGCAAAAGATCCTGATATGAAAAGAATTTGGGGTAATAAAATAGACTATCTTGAAAATGGTAAATACGAAAACTATGGCGACAACCCCGAATGGAACAAACATTGGTCTGAAGTTTTTAGAAAGATGAGATAATGTTGGATGTAGATGAAAATGAAATGTTAGAAGTCCACCAAAAGGTATTGGACTTTGCTGGTGAGTTGGCACTCAAAGGTGTTAACCCAACAATGATATGTTCCGTTTTGATAGCTGTTGCTTTAAGAAGTTATAGATCAGTTATGACTCAAGAAGAGGTTGTTATGTTGTTAGAACATATGATTGATGATATAGACCAAGTTAAACCTTTTGACATTCCATCGCTACACTAAATACTACTATGCCGATATATACATTTAGAAATAAACACACAGGTGAGGAGTGGGAAGATTTAATGACCATATCTGAAATGGAAACATTCACAAAGAAACGAAATATAGAACTAGTACCCACAAGCGTAGGTATAGTTAGTAGTGTGGGTCAAATGGATAGTAAGATAGATGGTGGGTTCAAAGAAGTTTTAGGCAAGATATCAGACGCACACCCACATTCAGCACTTGCTGATAGATACAGAAAACGAGGGGCAAAAGAGGCTAAAAGTAAAGCAGCCCTAGATAAAATTAAAAAGAAGTACGGTAAGATAACGGATTAGATAAATAGTACTGTTGCTGTCGAGTACATTTACAACACCGTGCTTTAGCACATAATAAGTTGAGTAAGTCAATCCGACAATGCAACATCCGGGGCGAGTAGGGCACCGGACAGGCGATTATAAGACTACTCGCCCAACCAAAAGGAAAGAATATGGATTTAGATTTTTTAGATGGTTTTGATACCGATTTAGATTGGGGTTTTACCACTACTGACTCAAAACCTAGTGAAACAAAAGATACTGAAGCAGTTGCAAAAACAGCTGCAAGTGAAGTTGCTAAGGTAACTGATGGTTCTTTAAAGGCACTAGAGAGTAAATTAGATAAAATATATTCAGCAGTTAATTCTGCAAAATCTGAGATTAAAGAAAAGAATCAGGTTGAATTAGATATTGCTAAGAAACAAATGGATGATGAATACGATTTGAGAAAAGATAATCTTGGCAAAGAACAAAAAGATAAGTTTACTCAATTAGAGAAGTTAGTAATACCTTTAATGTTAAAATTAGCGAAAGCGCCAGAGAATTATATTTACTGGCCGAATCGTAAAACGGTAATAGAATCACAATTAAAGAAAATAGTAGCAATTACAAGAGGTAAATAATATGCAATTAAGCAAGAATTTTAGTCTTAATGAAATGACTAAATCTGATACTGCTATACGAAAAGGTATCAACAATACACCAAGTGATACACATTTGGAGAGTTTAAAATTACTTATTGACAAAGTACTACAACCGGTAAGGGATCACTTTGCTAAAAGTGTAAGAGTAACCTCTGGTTACAGATCACCTGAACTATGCGAGGCGATTGGATCAAGTAAAAGTTCCCAACACGCTAAAGGTGAGGCTACAGACTTTGAAATAACAGGATTAGATAATAAAGAATTGGCAGAATACATAATAGATAATTTAGATTTTGACCAAATCATATTGGAATTTTATACAGATGGCGACCCGAATAGTGGTTGGGTACATTGTTCTTATAAACTACACGGCAATAGAAAACAAGTATTAAGAGCATCCAAAGTAGATGGTAAAACACATTACACTCACGGCTTGACAATTTAATAAAAACCTGTTATAATATACATTATGAGTAAATTGAAAGAATATTTTAAAACCAAAGGTATGAAAACCTTTGTTCATCAACCCGTAGATGATCTACCCAAACTATTAACCGAAAATATTAATGGCGGAAGATATTATATTTCACCAACAGGAGAAAAGTATCCTTCCATTACTACTGTTCTTGCACAAAGAGGTAAAGAAGGCATACTTGCATGGAGAAAGAAAGTAGGTGAAGAGAAAGCAAACTTTATTGCTAATGAAGCTGCAAGACGAGGTACTGCTGTACACAAACTAATTGAACAGTATCTTAATAATGAGGAGTTATCAGACGCAGGTGTTTTACCACTTGCCTTGTTTACAGTTATGAAAGAAGAACTAGACAAGATTGATAATATCAAAATACAAGAGGGTAGTTTATATAGTGAAGAATATAAAGTTGCAGGTCAAGTTGACTGTATTGCTGATTATGATGGTAAACCTTGCATTATAGATTTCAAGACTTCTACTAAAGAAAAGAAAGAAGAATGGATTGAAAATTACTTTATACAAGGTACGGCATATGCTGAAATGTATAGAGAACGATATGGAGTTGATGTAGAAGATATTATTATATTGATTGTTACCGAGCAAGGACTTAATCAAGTCTTTCATAAGAAAAAACAAGAATACTTACCTAAATTAAAAGAAGCTATAGAGGAATTTAATGGCAATAATAACACCTAATAAGTTTGCTCTTCTTATAGAGAATACAGTAAGAAATAAAAAAGTATCTCATTGGGAAGCAGTATTAATGTATTGCAAAGATAATGATATTGATCCATCAGGTATGGGTAAGATGATAAACAAGTCTTTAAAAGAAAGACTTGAAGTAAATGCGATGGATTTAAGACTATTAAAGGAAAGAGTGGGCAAATTGCCTATATAAATGGATGGATTTGATGTCTATAAAATCTACCTTGCAGTCAAGCTACACTTCACTTCGGAATCGTATGACTACTTTAAGCACCAAGGAAAAACCACAGCAAGACTTAATA